TGGTAACTTAGATTTATCTGGATATATTGATGTAGATGGACATACTAACTTAGATAATGTAAGTGTTTCGGGTGTCACAACTTTTAGTGGCAACGTAAAGTTTGAAGCACTGGTGCTTGATGGTGATGGTGGTTTTGGTTCTAATGGACAATTATTATCATCTGACGGAACAGATACTAAGTGGATTTCAGTGGGAGCAATCTCAGCTGGTGCTGCTGCATCTGTAGGTGTCTCTGCTGATAGCACAAATGCCACAAGGTTCCCTACATTTGTATCTGGATCGACTGGAAATAGATTTATAAGAGTAGACTCATCATATAATTACAACCCATCCACAAAGACTCTAAATGTAGCGAAGATAAATCAAATCAATACGGTTGGTTTATCTACCATTGGTGGGTACACCTTCCCTCTTATTGCTGATGATGGCAGTAATGGGCAGGTGCTTGCTACGGATGGAGCTGGTACGCTCTCGTTCGTCACAGCAGAAAGTGGATCAGGCACAGCGACAACTATATCTCAGAACGGTTACACTGCTACAGCAGGTCAAACAACGTTTACTCTCCCTAACAAACACGATGATGGCACCAAAACATATCCTGTCGAGGTTTTCTTCAATGGTGTCAGAGGAAGAGTAGGTGCAGGTGCATCATTTGACTTCCAGTTATCTGGCACTCAACAGATTGTATTCAATCAGGGTCTTGATGTAGGAACAAGAGTTGTTACAAAAGTAGGTTATGGATACACAGTTGATGAAAGACAATTTACAGCATCACAAGGTGACACCACATTCACAATCACAGGTGAACAAGCTGCACAAAATAAATTTCACTGCTATCTAAACGGTGTGCTACTTAGACGTGGTGTTGACTACACTGCTGGATCTCCTGTTGTATTGACGACTGCAGCAAAAAAAGGTGATGAACTTTGTATCATGAATGCTAATGCTGAAGAATTTTTCACTGCAGATGAAGGACAGACAAAGTTTACTGCAACAGATACAAGCACTACAGCAGATAATACACAAGTATATCTAAATGGTATTTTTATGGAAGTCGGCACAGATTATTCATTAGGTAATCCATCAGTCACGATTATTAATCCTGTCTCAGGTCTGACTGCAGGTGACAACTTTGATATTGTAATCACTCGATAAATAAGAACATGGCAATAGCTTCCAGACAAGACCTCATAGATTACGGTAAGAGACAACTAGGTGCTCCCGTGCTTGAAATCAATGTTGCTGAAGAGCAGATTGAAGATGCTTTAGATGATACTATAACACTATATCAAGATCGTCACTATGACGGTGTTGAGTTGATGTATCTCAAGCATAAAATAACAAAAGACTTTACAGATACAATACAAGCGACAAGTGCACCTGGTCGTGAGACATCGCTTGGTATCACAACTACCACAGGTTCAAGTGTCAACATCACAGGTATAGGTGCTACTACTTTTGATTTTGAAGAGACACAAAACTTTATTCAAATACCAGATGCAGTCATAGGTATTGAGAAAGTATGGAAGGTTGACAGTCGTGCGATAGCATCAAACATGTTCAACATAACATATCAGTTATTTTTGAACGAGATATATTACTTTAGTTCAATGGAACTATTGAGTTACACTCAGACCAAGAGATATCTTGAAGATATAGATTTCATCTTACATCCTGATAAACAAATAAGATTCAATAGAAGACAGAATAGACTGTATATTGATTCTGATTATAGTAGTATGAAAGAAGATGATTATCTCATTATACAATGCTATAGAGTTTTAGATCCCGACACATACACGAAGGTGTATAATGACAGGTGGGTCAAAAGATATTTTACAGCAAAGTTGAAGAAACAATGGGGTCAAAATCTTATCAAGTTTCAAGGAGTCAAATTACCAGGTGGCATAGAGTTGAATGGTAGAGCAATATACGATGATGGTGTTCAAGAAATACAAGATCTAGAAGGAAAGATGAGCACCGAGTACGAATTACCACCACTAGACTTTATAGGATAATGAAAACATACAAACAATTCATTGAAGGTCTAAGAGCAGTTGGCAAACCTGTAAGTCCAACAGATCTTATACAAGATATAAAAACTATTGATGGTGACGTGAACCCATTAAGAAAACAACTTAAACACATCAGATATAAAAAATATATCGACACTTATGGTATAGGATAGTGGCACTAAACCCGTTTTTTCTACAAGGAAGTAAAGGGGAGCAAACTCTTTTACAAGAACTATCTAATGAACAGATAAGAATGCATGGCATAGAGTTTATCTATATGCCTCGTGTTCTTGTAAAAGATGCCAGTGTGATGCGTGAAATTACAAGTTCCAAATTTGATAGATCATTCCCAATAGAGGGTTACATATCATCATATGAAGGGTTTGATGCTGGATATAATTTACTTACAAAATTTGGTGTAAGATCTACAGCAGAAATGAAGATTATAATATCTTCGGATAGATACGAGAACTCTATCGCTCCATTATTGTGGAAGTTTCCAAGTGCTGCAGTAGGTCCTACAGGTAGAGCAACAGATCAAAAAAGACCGTTTGAGGGAGATCTCATGTATTTCCCACTCAGAGATATAATATTTGAAATTAAGTATGTAAATGATATTGAAAATTTCTACATGCTAAGAGATACCTATACATATGAACTTACTTGTGAACCATTCGAGTACAGTGATGAGGTTATCAATACTGGTGTTAGTGAGATAGACGATGACTTTGATGATGAGGGTTACAACGTAACAATGATTCTAGGAGATGCAGGTGCAAGAGCAACAGCATCAGCAAGTCTTGTTGATGGTGGTGTTCACAAAATTGATATTGTAAATGGTGGAACAGGTTACACTAATGCACCTACAATTATTATTGAACCACCTGTGGGAGGAGTGACTGCTACTGCTGTGGCAATTACATCTACTACTGGAACACGTAACTTCAAGTCACTAAGAGTCGAGAGTATACAGATCACGAATCCTGGTGCAGGTTACACCTTTATACCTAATGTTCAATTTGTAACTGAGGATGGAAAAGGAACAGGAGCATCAGCAATAGCTGGAGTTGGAACTAATGGTGTCATAGGTCCTGTCACACTCAACTTTATTGGTCAAGGTTACTTTACTCCACCGACTGTGACATTCGACACTGCACCTGCAGGTGGATTTACAGGTATTGCCACAGCGACAATCAACACAACAACTAATCAGGTAAGTAGTGTGATTGTAACTAACGCTGGTTATGGTTATACTGTCGCTCCTTCCGTCACGGTGGGTGCTGCATCAACCATTGGTAGTGGTGTATTCAAGTATGGAGAAATCATCACTGGTGAATCTTCACTCACAACAGCGTTTGTAACTAAATGGGATACTTCTACAAATACCTTGCTTGCAAGAAATCTATCTGGAGACTTCGCAGTTGGTGAAAACATTGTAAATGTTGGATATGGCACTGCTGTATACACCCTAGATAGTATTGACTACAATGATGATGATGCTTACGAGACAAGTGATGAGATACAAGATCTCTCTTCTTCAAGCATCTTAGACTTTACAGAGAAAAATCCATTTGGTGAAGTATAATGTTCGGAAACTATTTTTACAATGAGACTATTAGAAAAACAGTTATCGCTTTTGGCACACTGTTCAACAATATAAAAATCAAGAAATTTGCTGCTGATGGTAAAGCAATAAGTCAAATCAAAGTTCCTGTTGCCTACGGTCCTATGCAAAGATTTCTTGCAAGGATAGAACAACAAGCAAACTTTGATGATAATGTCGCAATATCTTTACCAAGAATATCATTTGAAATAACGTCATATGCTTATGATCCAAGTCGTAAATCATCACCAATTACAAAGTTTACTGGTAAAGGATCTGATAAAACAAAACATAAAAAAATATTTTTACCTGTCCCATATGAGATTGGTTTCAGATTGAGTTTTGCTACAAAATTACAAGATGATGCCTTGCAAATTGTAGAACAAATATTACCACATTTTCAACCATCATACAACGTGACAGTCAATATGCTTGAGAGTGTAGAAGAAAAAAGAGATATACCATTTACACTATCCAATGTATCTTTTGTGGACGAATATGAAGGTGATTTTTCTACACGTAGATTTATACAATACGATCTAGATTTTGTCGCAAAAACATACTTCTATACTGAAGTTCCAACAGACGAGTCTGGTGTTATCAAAAAAGTTCAAATCGATTACTCTACTGCTATCAGAGCACCAAGGGCACAAAGGTATACAGTTGTGCCACAGGCAGTCAAAGATTATAACAATGACACTGCTACCACAATCACAGCAGAGATAACAACCAAACAAACTCTCATCTCTGTGTCATCTGCTGCATCACTGTCTACCAACACATATATACAAATCAACTCAGAAGTGTTTAGAATCAGAGAAATCAACGGAACTAATCTATTAGTGCAAAGAGGACAGTTTGGTAGTAAGATCGCAGAGCACTATGCAGGTGCTGCTATAAGTCAAGTTGATGCACAAGATAATGCACTCATCGAGGTGGGTGACGAATTTGGATTCACAGAATCTAGATCATTCTTTGATGCTGATGGATTAGAGTTCAGCACAGTTCAAGGTTCTGATATCTAAATAATTAAAAAATACACCGAATACTCCGAATATTTGCCCTGTCATTATTTGGAAAAGCATGTCAAACTCTTATGATGCTATTGATAAAGCACTAGATGTGAAGTCTGAAATAGTACGTGAAAAAAAGAAACTTAGTAAAAAATCTAGTGACCAAGATGATCCCACCAAGGATTATGAATATAGTCGTGCACAATTATATAATCTAGTAGAGAAGGGACAAGAGGCAGTCAACGGTATACTTGATGTGTGTCAGGATTCACAACATCCAAGAGCATATGAAGTAGCAGGTCAATTGATTAAACACGTAGCAGACACAACCGATAAGTTAGTGGATCTGCAAAGAAAAATGAAGGATCTTGATGAAGACAAATCAGGACCTAAAAACGTCACCAATGCCATGTTTGTAGGCAGCACTTCTGATTTACAGAAGATGTTGAAGCAAATGGGTCAGTCTAAATAAACACATGGACAATCTAAACAATGCGTTGAAACGCATCAAAAAGAAAAAAGAAGTGAAAGAGGCAGCACCTCTTGCTATCATAGGAAAAGGACTGGCAATGGCTGGTAAGGCAGTGGCGAAGGGTGCTGCTGCAGCAGCGAAAGGTGGTGCAAAGGCAGCGAAAAGTGGTGCAAAGGCAGCACAAAGTGGTGCGAAGGCAGTAGCAAAGGCAAGCAAACCCGTGGCAAGGAATCTTACCAAACGAAGGAACGTAAAGAATCCAAAGTATAGAAAACCAGATGGATCATTTAATAAAAAATTGTATGATCAAGACGGTAATCCAAAAACACAGGGGTAC